GGTTGCCATGAGGCCAAAGGAAAGGCAGATAGACTTCAATACAATTTATAAAGAACCTAATTGCATTTATCTTCCTGCATCAAGCCATGAAGAAGCGAAAAGAAAGTTTGTTGAATTTATTAATCATATCAAAAAGGAAAAAGCCAAAACTCAAAGTAATTAAGTCTTGCAGAAATAAAAAAGGCTGCACTAAGACTTCATGGGAGTTAATGCAACTTGTTAAAAAAGCAGCATAATGTACGAACCACAAGAGGTTAAAGCGGTCATTGACCACATCGTATCAGTCTTTAAAAAGACGGATAGCGAATATGCACAGAGGTTTGTTTCTGCACAAAACAAATCAAATCTCTTTGCTCAAAAGAAAGAACCCATGCCTAATTATTATCCCTGTTATAATATGACAGTGGATTTTATGGAACGCATACGGATTCACTCTGAACTTGGTTATTTTCCTGAGAAGTTATTCGAGAAAAGAAGCCCCAACCAAACCCAACAGGAAGCTGATTATATACGGGAAAACTTCAAGCAGACTACACTACCATTCTTTAACGAATATATCTCAACCGTTACCCGCGCTTTTGCCGACCCTAACTGCGGAGTAAACTTTGAAGACGAAGAAGAAAAGTATAAAGCCGCTGAAATCACTTTTCAAAACTATGTCGAAAGTCAGATTAAAGACTACGGAAGTATCGAGAATTTCATTCAGTACATCATCCCCGCGATAAAGGCTCAGGATGCAAACGGAGTAGTCGTAGTAAAACCCAACGAAATTAAAACTCAGGTCGATGAGGAGGGCAACGAGATTACGGATGACACACAGCTTGACACCCCCGTTCCTTATTACTTTAATTCGAAACAAGTAGTAGGCTACGAAGAAGGAATTTACTGTGTAGTTGAACTGCATGAAAAGTCAGTAGTGGATTACGGTAACTCAAAGTACCGTATGGGAAAGATTTACGAGTTCTATGATGATATAAATATTTGGAGGGTTACTCAGGTAGGAAAGTGGAATGATTACTCTTTTGTGTATGAGATTTTTTATGAACACCAATGGGGCAAAGTCCCGGCCACAAGGCTAAAAGGTATTCCGAGAATCTATAATAACGAGATTGTATGGATGAGCCCGATGCTTTACGTTACGGATTTGCTCGACCTTGTTTTACTTAATTCCTCAAACCTTCAAATAAGCATAAACACCTGTGTATATCCTTACAGGATTATGTACGGGCAGGAATGCGAATTTCAGGATAAAGACTCAGGAGGGGCTTTTATTCACTGTATAGACGGGTATATCACGGACGGGATGGGAACGCGCAAGACTTGCCCTTCGTGCGGTGGAACCGGCTTAAAATCGCGCCTATCCCCTATGGGAGTGCTTCTCATCAAACCACCTACCACAGATGACAGGGGAGGCGATTTAAAAACCACCTCCAAGCCGATTGAATTTGTTTCTCCGAGTGTTGAAACTTTGGATTTTTTAGTGAAGATTATCGAAAAGCACTACAATAAGGCCCTTGAAATCCTTCACTTAAAGTCGGGACAGGTAGCTTCTAAGCCTGCAGGGGACGCTTCGGGAACATCAGCTATCACCGCTACGGAGGTAGTTTCAAACATGAAGGCGCTTTATGCTTTTGTGCGCAGTGTTTCGGATCAAACCTTTGACCTTTACCAATTCGTTCTCGATGCTATCGGATGGATGAGGTACGGAACGGACTACAAAGGAGCAACGGTAAAATACCCGACTACCTTTGACTTCGCCAACGAAATGGATTACGCTATTCAAATTGGGGAAATGTCGAAATACAATATGCCTCCGTTCGTGATTTATTCAGTAGTCATTAAATATCTCAAAGCGATTTACCAGGAGGATAAGAACGCGGGTGATGCCTTTAAGTTAATAACCGAAACCGACAGGCTCTTGACTTTAAGTAACGCCGACATTCAAGCCAAACTTGCAACGGGTACTGTTGAGAAGTGGGAAGAAATCTTACATACGTCAGCACCTAATTTTGTGATTGAGTTAAGCTCTACCTATGACCCAACACCTGAGATTGACAATTTCTTTGCTCAGGATATGGCAGTACAGAAAGCTAAACTGATTGAGAAAGCCAAAGCGGTAGCCGCCTCAGTACAGGCCGCATCACCTCAAACAGCTTTACAGAATGTAGTTAAAGATACCCTCTTACAACGTAGGGCGGTTGCTTAATGGCCTTTGATTATAAAAAATGGCTTAAAGAAAAAGAGGGCAGGCTTGAAAATATTCCCTCTCTTTTTGAAAAGGGTGTAGAGAAATACCAGCGTACTATCTTCGATGAACTTGTCCGTTTGCTGGATGGGCTAAAACGCGAATCGGGAAAGATAATTTTCAACGCTGAGAATCTTGATAACATCGCAGTAGTTGAAAAGACTATCGAGGAACTAAAGGAAAAACTTCTCAGCGGGGATTACATTCGCTCTGTGGATGATTTCATTAAAGAGTTTGACTTTCAGGCCGACTTAAACGATACCTATTTTAAGAATGAATTTGACTTTAAGAAAAGTATTGCAGCTGATGAAGTTTTAAACATCGCTAAGAAGGGAGCAGTCGAGGCTTTGGTAGGTGAGCCGTTGGATTCTAATTTTATCCTTCCGATTAAATCCATTTTGAACGATGCCGTTACTTCCGGCGCAAGCTGGGTCGAAACCGTTCAGAACATACGCGACTTTGTAGAAGGCAATGAAGATGCAGACGGAAGGCTTTTACGATACGCCAAAGGGATTGCCCGTGATGAATTTTCAATCGCAGACAGGTCTTATAATAATGCTATCGCTGATGAATTAGAGATTGAGTTCTTTATATGGTCGGGGCAAAAATTAACTTCATCAAGATGCTTTTGTGATGCACGAAAAGGAAAGTACTTCCACTTCAAAGAAATTGAGGCATGGGGTGAAGGTAGAGATATTGGAGAGTGCGACTTAGGAGATGGTACTTGGCAAGGAGAGCGCGAAGGCACAAACGCACAAACGATATTTCAATACGCTGGAGGATGGAGTTGCATTGACACTATCATGGGGGTTTCTGTTTTCAACGTCCCCAAAGAAGATGTGCAGAGGGCTATTGACAAAGGGTATTATCAGCCTTCGGAGAAGGAGTTGGAGTTGTTAGGGCTTTAATCCCATTCTTCGTTAGATGTAAATTCTTCAAATAGATTCATACCTTTTCTTCTCCAAATAAAAACTCAAAATATATTCCAAGAGGGGTGCAGACTATTTCCGATTTTCTAAAAATCAACTCCAATACAATACCTGCAACACATCCAATTATAACACACGGAACAAAGGTGAATAGTATTAGCAATCCTTTTAAAGCCATCATACCGTTTCTTTTATTGTGAGTTCTTCACCTGTTAAAGCGAAATGTAAATTTTGTAACTCATGCAGAAAATATTTTTTTGTCCCTAATTGTTGCTCATCAATATCTCTAAGAACTGCATAAGTTTTTCCGTCCTCGTCTTTTTCAAATCTTATATGACATTGTTGATATTCGGATTCGATATAAATATCATTCTTTAGCCATTCTTCGGTGAGGGGGATGGGGGTAATGTCAATAAGAAACGACTTAAACCCGTAAGGCTGATTTGATAGCTGTATGATAGAAACATACCCCTCGCTTTTAGGTAACGAAATTCCATTAATAGAAACTACTTCCATAAACTTGTTATGAAATAAATTCCCGATTCTTAATTCTGTAATTTCAATCATTTCCCTTCAAAGAATAATCTTAAAATTTTCATTACTGTTTTCTCCTTTGAAACTTTCCGACCGCCAGCCTTTTTTTCAATCTTAGCCTGGAACCCCTCTTTCATTAAGTCATTCAGACCCGTTGCCCATTTGAAGTCACCCCATGCTTTTGATTTGTATTCATTCACCCGGCCTTGTTTCTTTTCGGTTAATACCTGATTTTTGAGGCCTTCATATTCTTGCTGAAGGGTTTGTTTTACACCAAGTTCGGCGGTGTACTTTTTTTCAAGTTCCCCGTATTTATTCTCCCATTCTTTTACTTGCTTAGTCGGGTCGCCAAGTTGCGCCTTCATTTCGTCAATGGCTTTTGTGGATAAAGCAACCATTTTGGAAAGTCCTATTTTGGTTATATCTTCCCATGGCTTGCCTTTTATTTCAGCACCATCGAACTCGATGCCGTGTTCTTTGAACATCTGCCCGATTTTAGTTTGAACGGCTCCGATGACTTTGCCGTTTATTTTCGATACTACTTCCGGATTATTCTCAGCACTTGCCATAGGAATAAAGGCCGTGTCATGGTTAGTCTTAAAATCCTCAACCGTATTGATTTTTGTCGGGTCGAGTCCTAAGTATTCGAATAATGCAGGGATGTCGGTTTCTTTAATAGGCATGAGTTAAATATTTAAAGGTTTGTTTTTAGAACCAGGCTTGCGGCCTCTGCGCTTGGGCTTGCCGTCATCTTCGAGGCGGTTTACTATTTCGGCGGCGGCAGGGGTTTCGGTGCATGCGGGATCACTTGCATGCGCATGCGCACTTAAATCAGCGTTATTTACAAGAATATTTTCTTCAATGGGCAAATTTTGCGTTAATTCTTGGTGCTCAGTACAATCATCTGCATGCACAATAGCATGCGATTCATCAATAGGAGGAGTTGGTAATTCGGACTCATCACCCTTCGCGTGTGAAACCGTTTCACCAACTTCCTCCGCTTTATCCAACGCATTGTCTTTAATTTCTTCGCCCTCCTCTGATAGCTTTGCTTCTAAGTTTGGGTCATCTACACGGCATCCTGTGGCCCGTAAAAGAGGGGCGCTTCTTACTATTGCAGGAGCTAAAAATACCACCTTATCCACTGGCTGACCATTGACAATATCAGTACGAAGGCAGCGTATCAATTCATTCCTTCGATTATAGTTTGCTGTTTTAGCCATTGACTGTGCAAAAATAATTTAATAAAGGTTTGTATATTGCGGTCGTATTAATAAATTTGGCAACGATTTAGAGATGCCAAAAAGAGCCTGTGCCGATTGTTATAGTGTGCGACTTTCAAAGGTGTGCAACGGATTAGGTCAAAATATTGAGGGGTTCCAGGCTAAGATTGAAAAGTCTTATCAGATTCAGCTTGATGAAAAAGAAGAGCCATACGTTACCGACCTAAAAGGCGAAAGGATAAAATCCACTAAACGGGCGGGAGAGTTTAAATCACTTACCGAAGTTCTCGAAGAAGAAGGTATGGCGGCAAAGGTTTACGCAGCGGCAAATAATAAAGGGCCGGCTCCGATTAACAGACCCACACCCATAAACCAACCCGCACCCACAACACCGGGCGCAACCGAACCTTTCGTTCACCCATCAGCAAGGGCAGCGGCGGGTCAATAAAGAAATTTGAGGTTAATGGATGGGGGAATAGTAAACAATCTATGAAAAGCCTTCCGCGATAACAGCAGTCCATACCGAGCGTCAAAGTCAAGGCTGTATTGGATGATGACAGAATCGGGAACCTCAAGTGCATTAGAAAGCCATGGAATGTTTAAGGCGTTCCATGGCTTTTATTTTTAATAGGTGTATTAAAATATTTTCAGCCCATTTGTTCAAACCAAAGTTTTTCTATATTTGCCGACTAAAGGGATTATAAGTTGACTTTTCTGAGAGTCATAAAATTTCAGACAGTTGCCTTGCCAAAGGCATGAATTGATTGGCGTAGTTGCTTCCTCAGCAATTTGAGGTCAATCTTATAACTTATAATCTATAATGAGTTGTTTAGCTGCCCTTATGCAGAGTTGTCCGAATCTGCAGGGCGATATAAATCAATACTGGAATACCTGTAACGCGGCTATGGCTCGCGAACAGATGCCGTTCACGGAGTTCTTGGCCTCAGCGGTCAACCGTGGACCGCTCATCCAGTCCATCAGCCCCGGACAGGGCAAAGTGCGAAGGGTTAATGTTGTGTACCAAAAGCGTATTCTCGAAAGTGAAGTCGCAGAGAACCAACCTAACCCGAACTGTTCTGCCACTTCAAAACGCGGACAGTGTTTGACAGAGTACGAAATCGATACTACTGAGAATGTTCAGGCAGAAGAAAAAGTAGAGGTCAATGATTTGGCCGATGCTTGCGTGAACAACCCTGCTTACTTTCAGTCAATCCTTGAAAGACTGATTGATGCCGTTGACCGCAAGGTCGCAACAAAGTCCACTACTCAGGCCGTTGGCCTGTATGGTACGTGGGGCGATGCTGCTGCCGGCGTAACTCCTGTAAATGCTTTCGATGAGCTTGTGGTTAAAACCCATAAAGATTCTGATGAAACATTCCTGTTTCCCACTACGATGACGAAGATTACCCGTTCATTGGAGAAAATCGGCTACTGCGCACCTTTCGGAGTTTTTGGAGGTGACACATTGGTAGATTACTATTTCGCTTTGAAAAACGGTTGCTGCCAAAATACCGGCCAGGATCTTGCAAAAGTTTTCGCTCAGTTTGGCTTCGCAGTAGCTTATGACCGCAGGGTTGCAGGCTCTACGGGTTTGGGCGATAACAATAAGGCGCTGATTGTAATGAATGGAGCGTTACAGCTTCTTCACTACACTGCTTCTAATTGGAAAGACGGTTCACCTGCATGGGTGACTACCGGTTCTAATTATCTTGGAGCTGTTGTGGTTTCTCCACGCCTCGGAATCCCTTACGACCTTTATGTAAAGGATGACTGCGGAGTGATTACCATCACCGTTACTGCCACTACGAAGGTAGTAGGTATGCCGGCTGATATGTTTGCAACAGGCGACATCTTCGAAGGTGTTCGCTATGTGAACAAGGTTTTAGTCACGAATATTTAATAGCTGATTTAAGAGGGTAGAGCGTTATCTTTACCCTCTTAAATCACTTATCAAATGGCCGTAGTCTACGCAATAAGAAATACGGTGAACGATAAAATTTATATCGGTTCATCAATCGACTTTGGTGTTCGGCTGCGAATGCACAAACATCAGTTAAGAAAAAATAAACATCACTCTATTTTATTGCAAAGGGCATGGAATAAATATGGCGCTCAAAGTTTTTCCATTGAACCTATTGAGTACGTTACTAATGAAGAAGTGTTAGAGCGAGAGCAGGTTTGGCTAAATTTCTTTAAGCCCGAATATAATATCTCAACAACAGCATCAGCTCCGATGACAGGGAAGAAGCATTCGCTTGCTACAAGAGAAAAGTATTCTTTAGACAGAAATGGTAAAAAACAACCTGAGCGTACAGATTCTTACAGAAAGAATATGTCTATTGCTAAGGGCAAAGCTGTTCAACGAATTGATTTTATCGGCAATGTATTAGAAGAGTTTACATCAACAAAGGAGGCCGCGACCGCCATGGGAGTATCGCCTGAGGCTATTCAAGCGGCAATAAGAAATCAATATAGGTCGGGTAAAAATTGGTGGAAATATAAAGACGCGGAGTACACACCTATTAAAAAACGAATTTCCTTCAGATAACCATGGCTGCAGCTTCAATTCTCGACTGTTTTACAGATTTAATTTCGATTAAAAATACCTGTGATGACGTAGTTCCTTCATCGGGTATTTATCTTGATGAGATAGGGCTTCCGATAAGTATTCTCGATGAAATCACAACGGGAAACGATGAGGATAGCTATGCCCTTTTTCAGGCTAAGAAAGACTTCGCACTTAAACTAATCACGAATCAATTACACAATCATTTATCAGGAAGATATAAAGAACACACCCTACTTGAAGGTCAGAGATTAGGTTTTCCACAGGAGAACTTGCAGCTAAAAGCGGGGGTATTAAATATCCTCAAAGGGATTAATATTGAGTTTTGCAATTATGATTCTTATGTTGACCTTTATGTTTCTGAAATTTCCTTACAGCTTAACTTCTCAGGGGCGGCTACGGTAAAGGTTTACGACCTACTTACAAATACTTTGCTCGATACTATTCCTGTTACTACGGTAGCGGGTGAAATTATTTCGGTTTACCCTGCCAAAACCTATACAAGCAAAAGAAAAAAACTTAATGTCATATTTGTAGTCGAATCACCAAACCCTGTTGATAATTATTTAACAACACTTGGCGGAAACGGATGTACTTCATGTGGAGGTGGGGTTTATCATAATTCATACCTCGATGCACGAGCGATTACGATTGACAAGAATGCAACCAAGATAAAACAAAACCTTTCTTACCAAACCGACACAGGGGGAATATCAGTTGTTTATTCTTTAGTCTGCAATCACCAGGATTGGCTTTGTACCATCGCTCAACGAATAGCTATTCCTTTAGCTTATAAAACTGCGGCTGAATTAATGAACTACTGTGAAGATGTAAGTTCGAATGAAAGAGTAAACACTTTCACCTTCGCCAACGGGGATAAGATTAAAGAACGGATTGAGAAGTATGAGCGTAAATTCGCTATCGCTATGGATGATGCTGTTAAAAGCATTAAGCTACCCTCAGACCGGAAATGTTTTGTATGTAACGAAACTCAAACTAATCGGATTGTCTTACCATGACAATGGCGGAATACATAGATAAGCTAAAAAAACAGGCGAAGGCTATTCAGGAAATGAAGCCTTTAAAAATTGCCGTTCAAACTGTTTTAGCAGAACAAGTGCAAAGGATTTTTATTCGTGGGGAAAATTCCAACGGGGGAACGATAGGAACTTACAACACCATAAACCCCCTTTATGTAAACCCTAACACATCACCGGTTAAATTCAGACCCGCAGGGAAGCCGGGTGCAAACCGGAATATCGAAGACCGTAAAACAAGATGGTTCGCTTCTTACAGGGATTTTCGCTCAACTATTGGACGAAAAACAGACCGCGTAAACCTTTCACTTTCGAATGATTTACAGAGTGATTTTTCTTCTCGGCGAATAGGCAAGAACCCACCTCACAACCCTGAGAAGATTTCTAATACCGAATACCATGTTACTTTAAAGCGCCCGTTAAACGTCTTAAAGAAAAGCGGCATGGAAGAAAAGTACGGGGATATTTTCAGGCTCACTTCAAAAGAAAAAAAACTCTTTCACGAAACCGCAGCTAAAGAATTTGCATTGATATTCGAATGATTCAGGCTATTGTCGCTTACTTACAAGGTGTTTTAGTAGCTTCAAACTACTTCGAAAAAGTATATCCTTTATGTGAGATACTCGAAAACCCGAATGAGAAAAAGCCTGCTCATTATAAATGTTTAGGGCAGTACGAAGATATAAACATTGACCACGAAAATGGAACGGCTTATTTTTTAAGGGACGGCGACCCGACTTATTCAGCTTATTCGGGAAATTTAATAACCGATAGCTGTTCAGATTTTTTGACCGTCAAGTTTCCTTTAAAAGCAATCCTGACAGTTCCAAAAGCTAAACTA